CAACGATGCAATTTGTAGAAGTGTATCGACAGAATCGGATGTTACTGTTTCTGCTGTTATATTTTTATTGTTTAATTTATAAAAATCAGAAAATGATGGATATTTAAATTGAACTGCTAATTTAGAGTTTAATTTGATCTTTACTGGTTTTTTATTAATATTAGAAACTTGAATTTTTTCTAAATTTAATTCAGTTTCAAATACTTGTTTTGTTTGGGGATCGGTTACCCGAATTTGTACCGATTCTCCCATAGATTTACATCTTAAATAGATAAACAATTGTTGAATATCAAAATACGACAATTTATCAGCATCAAAATCTTTTGGTTCTGTTACGCAATTTTGTATTACACTTTTAATGCAATTATAAATTTGTTCAGAATCTTTAGATTCTTTTGCTATCAATAGTACTTTTTCTTCTTTTACCACAAACGGACGATATTTAACTTTCTTTCCAGAAGGGAGAGTACATGTATATTCTGGGACGGATAAAACATTCTTTAAACTCATAATTCACCTTTATTAAAATCTAAATAAACGGTTCAGGTTGTATAGTTCCTGCATTGCACCATTAATCATCTTCATATTATCTATACCACTAGTTGGAGTAGATACGGATGTTTCCATAGAAAAGAAAGTAAAAGTTACTTCTTGATTCATTTTTTCACTGTTGCCCCAATTATACGACATATCCAGTACCGCAGAAGGAAAGCAATTTCTAAAAATAAAATGCTGTACTACTTCATTTGAATAATCTAATGCCTTTACAATAATTGTTCCAACATAATCATTGTAGTATCCAAATCCTTGTCTAAGTCCACCTAGTGGTTTATATACTAAATTTTGCCATAACAATAATAAATTGCGTTCTCTGTAATCTTGCGATAGATTAAAGGTCATATTTAATTGATTACCATACGAGAATTGATATGGCATTGGTATTACGGGTAAACCATTTACCTTAGATTCTGTTGTAGCTACTGTTTGAGAAGGAATCTGAACTGATTCTGTCACAAATGTCAGATGTCGTAATAAAGTATAATCTATTCCTAGTTTTGCAGGCGGAGTAATTTCTACTTCAAAGCGATTTGCTCTTGCAATATTAGCAGCATATGTGTTTGATAGGAAATTATTGAATTTATCGGATATCATTATAGGTTTAGTGCCTTTTCTGTTAAAATCTTAAATTCCCATTTATGTCTATCTGCAAACTTTTTTGCCGCTTCCCACTTTTTATTATTTATCACCCATTGTGACATTTCCTGTAGATAAGTTTTGTCACTTTTTTTCTTTTTCTCTGGTTCCCTGCACTGTTTCTCTGGTTTGATTTCGATCAAGTAAGTTTTGATTTCGTTGTTTTTGTCTCTTACTTTGAGTATGAAATCTGGATAATATTGATGATATTCATTATCTATAGGGGAAAAGTAGGGAATTGATAGTTCTTCGCTTCCCCATCGAAGTACGCTTTTGTTCTCGTCACAGAACACCATGAATTTACGCTCCCAGAGCGAGCGATAAATAATCTTATCGGGATCTCCTGCGTACTTCTGTGGATTTTTTGGTTTATATTTACCTTTATAAGATGTACCCATATATAATAAAGAACCTCTAATTTTATTTAGCAACAATGTCAATACTACCATCAATTCTACTACCATTATTATCTCGCTCTTTATCTGGTAATACGACTCCCCCAACCACATGGAATAACCGTGCGCCTGCGGAGTTGCCTACTTACGATCAGATGCAAGCGTACATTAATAGACAAGAAACAAGTCAGGTTCAAAAAAATCAAGAAACTGAAAAATTAATTGCCAATAGTCCAGATTTGAGTTCCGCGGTAGATTCTATTATTCAGCAAAATATATTTACTGGTATCAGTAATAATGGTGCAGGGGATTTTTATGATATTAATTTGATGTATCATGTGGATCCAAATTCTCAGGATAATTATGATTCTGGAATGCCAGAACCCGATGGGTTTAGACTTTTCTTGATTAAACCAAATACCCTAAATGTTGAAGGATTATTAAAAGCAACTGGTAAGTTTGTTGAAACGGGCGCGGACTATCTCGGTAAAGGTGCAGATGCGGTTGCTGGATTTGTAAAACCAGTTACCGATGCAACATCAATAACAACACCATTTGGTAATTCTTCTGATATGATTAATAATCTTGGTGCCGGAACCAAACAATTAGGAAAAAGTATAAATTCTTATTTGGCAAATGAGGGTGAACAATTTACCGAATCGGTAAATCAATATACAAGAAATGCATACGATCAACATGCAGGAACTGCAAATGCATATTATTCTGCAATACTTCCTATGCCAAAAAATTTGACCGATCAGCATTCACATGAAGTGGATCAATTAATGTTGGGTGTGATGCCAAGAGTTCTTACTGCTCTGGGTGCTGGATTTTCGGGAGACAGTAAAGGATTTAAAAATGCTGGCGCCAGACGCTCTGGGGGTGGGGTAGTACCAGAATTGGCATCTGCGGTTGGTGGTGGTATAGGAAAAGCACTGGCAACTGGTGCATTGGAGTTTGGTGCATATGCATATCAAACAGCTAAAGCAAGAGCAAAAGTTGGATTAAATCCAAATGTTGAAGCAATATATTCTGCTCCAAGAATGAGAAATTGGACATTTAATTTTGAACTGTATCCAAAGAGTGCAACAGAAGTTGGTAATGTACGAGATTTTATACAAAGACTAAAACAACACTCGTATCCAATTTCTGTTCTGGGTATTGCTGGACAAAACCAATTATATGCCTATCCAGGCGAAGTATATTTTGAATTTAGCGGAAGATATAAAGATAAACTATTTAAGAGTTTGCGTCCTTGTATTATAACAAATATACAAGTGGATTATTCTAATGGTGATCAATATCAACATTTCCAAGACGGTTCTTCTATTGTGTATACAATAACTTTAGAACTACAAGAAACTCGTCTTCTTGATAGAAATATATTGGTTGATGATGCAAAACAACCAGGCAAATCATTTGCAAATGAAGATTATAGAAATACAATTAAAAATAACAATACTTTCGCACAAGAAGAAATAACTAAATTCTTGACGAGAGAAAATACTCCAGAAGAAAATAACAGAACTCCTCCTTTTTTGAGACCATAAAGGATAATATATGCTAACTGCTTACATACCTTATATTATTTCTTCACTTGACGAAAAGACTGCAATTTATAGAGATATATTTGCATTTAGAAACACATTTACAACTGTTAGCGAAAATCCAGAAGCAACTCTTCGTTATCAGATCAAAGACGGAGATACACCCAGATCTCTTGCGAATTTGTTGTATGGATCGGAAAGATATGAATGGGTATTTTATTGTATGAATAGCATAGTCAATCCATACTATGATTGGCCTCTTTCTGAAGATTCTTTCTATGAAATGATAGAAACAAAATATTTAAATAAACAATGTTTGTTTTTAGAGATAGATTCCTTTACTAATAATTTCACAGTAGGTGAAACAATAACTCAAGGAAACACTTCTGCTGTTGTTGATGCTTGGGATAGAACATTGTGCAAGATTACCATCAAAGATGTAGATGGTACATTTGAAGTATCTCAGCAAGTTGTATCAAATAGTTCTTCTGGTACTGTTGCAAGAATTGTAGAACTAGCAGAAGAAGCACTCCATCACTTTGAAACACCAACTGGAGCAAAACTAGATCCGTATGCTGGTTTTCTGCAACAATACTTGGATGGTACTTCCGATCTTTATGCAATAATAAACAAAGATTATGAGTTGCAAATCAATGATAGCAAGCGTAACATATATGTTGTAAAACCAGAATTTGTGAGAATAATGGAAGCAAATCTGTCAAAAAATCTAAATCAGATTGCAACCTTTGAAGCAGAAAATACATTGAGATAATTCATGGATACACTAAATTGGATAGGTTCTATTGTATTGGAAAATGACACAATATCTTTGGATATTTCACAAGCAGTTGTCAAGATAGAAATAACAGAAGATATATTTTCTCCTTATGTGATGGGAGAACTTGTGTTTCAGGAAATGCCATCCAATAACATTATTTCTTCCTTTAAACCAGATGGACTTATTGGTAAAGGTGAGAATTTAAAACTATCCTTTATTACTAAAATAGGAAACTATCTGCAAGAACTTGATGGTTATCATGTTTATAAGGTGGAACCTGTAGCACCAGATGATGCATTGTATGTCAGACAGAAAATGATATATCGTGTGTTTTTCTGTTCGCAAATCATGTTCACTAACGAATTGATTCGTATCAATCGCTACTATGAAGGCAAATTCTCAGAAATAGTAAAGCAAATTGCAAAGAACCAATTGCAAATTACTTTGGAAACAGTAGAATCAACCGATAAGAAACAAGCAATTCATTTTCCTCGCTTGACTCCTATCGAAGCAATAAACATGTGTGCTTCCAGAAGTACATCTAGTGAGAATGAACATGAGAGCAACTATGTGTTTTACGGTGATATTGATCACAAATATCATTTTGTGACTCTTGGTAAATTGATGAAATCAAAACCAATTGTAGGTACAAATGATCTGGATGGTATCACAGTAACAACCCCATTTGGAATGAACTACACTGAAGAAGGAAACATTGATCAAGGTCCAACCAAATACTTTGCAATGAGATATCAGATCAAATCCATCGCACCATTGATGAATCTTGTAAATGGAATGTATTCCGCATCAATGATTGAATTTGATGTACTGAAGAGAAAATACAAGAAAATAATATACAACTATTCAGATGAATTTCCAAAGTGCCGTCACTTGGTAGACAAACCAATTTTAAGTAAAGGTGCAGATTTCATCAGTCTGTCTTATATCAATCCAGATTGTGTTCCATTCTATAACAGTTCTGCACAGTGGTTGCAAAATGAAAATGAATCTGCGTTGCTTCCTTTCAGCGTTGTAAATGCTACAAAAGAGTATTATCTTCGTCATCGTTCTCAGATGCAGCAGATCAATCAGATGGGATTGGAAATAGAACTGCCAGGAAATCCTCTGATTAAGATAGGACAAACTATCTACTTTGGTAGACCTCAGTTGGATTTCTCAGGTAAAGACGCAGATACAAATAAGAGAAATCCATTCGTAAATGGTAAGTTTTTGATCACCAGAAAGACATCAAAGATAGAAAACAGTAAATCGGAAAACACTTTGGGTTTTACCCTAAGTACTGTGTTCTCATTGAGAAAAGATTCTGATGTTGGTGTTGATAACATCGGTTCCGAACCAGATAGTTCCACACCACCATTACTAGCAAAACCAAAGGATTGATATGTTTACAGGAAAAGATAATTATGTATTTTGGTTTGGTGTAGTAGAGGACAGATTGGATCCTCTGGAACTCGGAAGAGTCCGTGTTCGCATATTAGGGTTTCATCCAGAAACTAGAAAAGATTACCCAACAAACAAATTACCTTGGGCAAGCGTAATCAACTCAGCAACATCCGCATCTCTTAGCGGAAAGGGAACAGCACCACTAGGACTAGTTGATGGATCGTGGGTTGTTGGTTTCTTCGTGGATGGAGAAGCAGGACAGGTTCCCATCGTCATCGGTAGCGTTACTGGAATGAACGAGACTATTGCCAGTGATGAAAACTATGGTGATGGATTGAAGGATATTCGTGATGCAAATCTTCTTAAGTATTTTCCAATTGATGAATTCTTAAAGAGAGAATATCCAAATGGAAAAAATAAATTCGGTGATGCACACGGAGCGCAGTTGCAAAATGCAGATGCGTCACAGAAATACCCAAGAGAAAATTATGCTCCAGATTCGTCTGGTAGAGAACGAGGAACACCTGATCTAAATATACTAGCAATTAATGATCCTATTCGTCTTGATAAGACTATTGTTGATATCAAGAGAAAACCAATAGGAACTGGTTTGCGCGATACTGGTATTGATGTGGCAGATTGCAATACTGCATCCTTTTCGTGTGGAGTTACCAATGAAAGCGGAGCAAATATAGGAACAATCAAAGGATTGGGAATCGGTTCTAATAAACAAGAATCTTCTTCCGTTCCATCTCGCAAAAATAAATCAAAGCAATTTATAGACAAACCAACAAACAACAATGGTATTCGTGTCGATTCGCTACAGACAATGACTTTGAATACATCCAATCTAATCGACACAGCAATAACAACAATTTCCAACGCAACAGGTTTGGCATGAGGTTAATATAATGGCAGGTTCACAAGCAAATACAGGACAATGGTTCGAACCAGAGACTCCCTACGGAACCGTAAAGGGACAAAATATACCTCCAAGAGACAATGCTTCCTCCAGCACAGTCTATCCATTCAATAAAGTAACAGAAACAGAATCTGGTCATGTGGTGGAGTTCGATGATACGCCTGGATCAGAAAGAATCAATATATTCCACAGAAGCGGAACCTTTGAGGAAATTCACCCAAATGGTGATAAAGTTGAAAAGGTCGTAAGAGATCAGTATGTTTCTGTTCTGAGAGATAGCAATGTCCATATTGATGGTTATTCAAATATAACTGTAGATAAGGGAATGAAGATATATGTCAATCGTGATAATATCGACAATTCTGAAAATTCAGCAGTAAATTTTGATGTACATGTTGGAATAAACTCAAATTTAAATTTATATCTGGAAAAAGGAAATTGTAATGTCCGTTTGATTGATGGTGATGTCAATCTCCAATTAGACCGCGGAGATATGAATCTGCGTCAGGATCATGGTAATTTCAATCATTTTATAAATGGTGATTATAATCTTGAATGCACAGGTCACATGCACACCGTTGTTGGTGGAAACCAAGTAACTGAAATCCGCGGCGCGCGTGATACCAGAGTTGACGGTATGTTTGACAATCTTCATGTCACAACTGGTTATAAAGAAACATTAGTTCAAGTCGGAGATCATCGTCTTGAAGTGGGTGGTGGTGTTTATGATCTATTCCATACAAATCATGAAACCAGAGTGATGCTTGATCGCATCACTAGTGTATTTGGAAACAGTGATGAAAAAATTATAGGAAACGACACACATCAAGTTACTGGAAATCAAAACGATACTGTAACTGGATCTCGTTCCACTACAACCGTTGGTAATGTCGAAGTACTGACATCTGGTACAACGAGAGAGACTACCACTGGAACTTTGGATGTTTTAGTCGGCGGAAAAGCAACAATGAGTTCTTCTACCATGCATTTAAATGGTGGTAGTTCTATCATAGGTTCAGCAGGAGTAATACACTTTAATGGTCCACCCGCATCGGTTGCAGCACCAGCAGGAGCGGCAATACCTTCGACAGCGGAACCAATTTATGTTCCTGGTCCTCCCGCAGTATGGAAACCATCAACTCCAACCCACCCAAGAAGTCCACTTGGTCAATTACAAATTGCAAGCGCACAACTCACACAGCAACTTGCAGTTGTAAACGGATTGCAACAAGCAAATACTGCTTTGGGTCAAACATTAAATGATTTGAATAATAATGTGTCACAATTTCCTGGCATAGGTCCAGCAGTTAAAACCAACATAGGTACTTCTTTAAGTTTGGCACAATCCGCAACTCAACAAGCAAATAATTTGGCAAATGGTGCTTCTGGAGTCGTATCGTCTTCCATAGGTGCATCTTCAAGTGCATTGAGTGCAACAAATGCAGCAACAACAGGATTGGTTGGTGGTTCTGGTGCATCTTCTGGATTAGGTGCTGCTGCCGCAGGAGCAGGAGGAATCGCGGGAGCAATCGGTGGTTCTGCATCCACAATCAGCAGCGGATCTTCTTCCCTTGGTGGAATAGGTTCTGTATTTACTGGTATAGGATCTGTAATTGGGGATGTAATTGATGCCATCGTAGAAATTGGTTGTGCGATTGGTGATTTTATTAATGGATTGATCAATGCTATTCTGAAACCAATTTTAGATGTTGTGAATGGCATATTCTCTAAAATTGCCGAAGTTCTTGGAGCAGTATCCAAGTTCATAGGTGATATTTTATCTGCAATAGGACAAATCATCAGTTCAATCTTGGGTGCTATCAATGATATCATCAGTAAGATCGTTGATGCTGCTGGTAAGTTCATTGGTGGTATCTTGGAAGCAATCAACGGATTGCTAAACAATCTATTCAGTGGATTTGGCAACATCGGTTGCGGTGACGGAATCAGAGCAGGACAAGCACCTGATCTTGGTACTTCCGCCCTTCCAACATCGGTTCCTGGCGGTACTCCATGAGAAGAGCAATTCGTCAAGGTGTTGATATTTCTTTAGGACATTGTTACAGTCCCAGACCTTGCAGCACTGGTAGCGAGAATGTTTTTATAAATGCAATTCCAGTTTGCCGAGCGGGGGATTATTATCCAACACACTGCTGTTCTGGCCACTGCCATGATGGTTTTGCAACCAGTACTTCTAATGTATTTGTAAACAATCGTCCAGTTCATAGATCTGGGGATGAAATTTCATGTGGTGATATTGCAGGTCACGGTTCTTTGAATGTTTTTATAAATTAATTGTATAAATAACAAAGTATGGCAACCGAAAAAATATACAAAGATCTAGACTTAGAATTTTCTCCAAATCCCTTAACAGGAGATGTTCCTAAAAAAACGGGATCAGATGCTATTAAACAGTCTCTGAAAAACATTTTACTTTATAATATTTACGAAAAACCATATAATACTAGATTTGATGTAGGTGTTCGCTATTTGCTATTTGAGAATAAAGGATCTGGTTTTGCTGAGTTTTTAAAAGTAAGAATCAAAGTCTTACTAGAAACATATGAACCAAGAATCATATTAAATGATGTTATAGTAAAAGGCAATATGGATAATAATTCTTTGACTATTACAATTTATTTTACGCCAAAAGAAACACAAACCACCGATACACTAGAACTCTTTTTAGGTAAGTACAATGGCTGAAGACAAAAACTTTACAAATATTGCTGGTCTTAACTTTTACGATATCAAATATAATCTTATTAATTATTTGAGAACTCGTCCAGAGTTTAGCGATTACAACCTAGAGGGATCCAATCTTACAATATTGCTAGATCTTTTGTCATATAATACATCCCAACAAGGGTTTTATAATGCAATGGTTGCTAATGAAATGTTCATCGACAGAGCAACCAAGAGATCTTCAATCGTTTCAATGGCAAAACTTCTTGGATATACTCCAAATACAAAAAAAGCAGCAAAGGCACAAGTTTTAGTCATTGCAAAAGCAGCAGATTTACCAGACTCGGGTGTTCTTCCTGCTGGAACTTTATTTTCTGGTTATTCTGATGCAGCAGACAAATATCCATTTACAAATCCACAATCCTATGTTTTCTATCCATACCAAACTGAAGTAACTGAAGATCCAGATGCAAGTGAAAATGGAAATATTATTTCATATGCGTGTGGTCCCGTAGAACTTCGTCAAGGTGTTTATAACACTATTAGTTACAATGTAGCATCATATGATGAACAATTTTTAATAACTGACAAAGATGCAGATAAGAATTCCATCCGTGTATATGTTATGAATTCTGTTTCGGATATTGCTGGATTTGATCAACCTTGGTCTTTATCTACAGATCTTACCACTTTGAATGAAAACACTAGAGCATTCTTCTTGGAAGAAAATGCATTTGGTCAATTAACATTATCATTTGGAGATGGAGTTCTTGGAAAGAAAGTAGAAACGGGAAATGTAGTCATCATACAATTCCTTTCTACATCGGGTGCTGGTGGAAACAATGTTGGTATTGCAGATACAGCAACTTCTAGTTCTTTTCATATAGATGATGGAAATTATACACTACTGACCATAGAACCATCAAACAGTGGTGCGGATAGAGAAACATCTACAAGCATAAAGAAAAATGCAGTAAGAAATTACACTGCAAGAGAACGCGCAGTTACTATCAATGATTATGAAGGAATAATACTTGGTTCTTATAATGAAAATGTAGCAGTGAGATGCTGGGGCGGCGAAGACAATGATCCACCGTTCTATGGCAGAGTATTTGCTTCTGTTCGTCCAATTGGTTCTACAATACTCAGCACAGAAGAAAAAAACAATCTAGTAAACAATATACTTAAGCAAAAGAATATTGTTGGTGTAGATGTGTCTATAGTGGATCCAGAAATATTGTATGTCAATGTAAATGCAAATGTTTATTATGACAGAACCACTACAAATATTGCACCCACAACAATATCGCAAAAAATAAAACAAGCACTAAACATCTACTTCACTCAGAATCTGGTCGAATTCGGTGACTCAGTTTTTGCACAGGATGTAGAAACACAAATAAGAAATACAAGTCCTGCGATCAAAGCAGCAGATACCGAATTTGTAATTGAAAAAAGAGCAACACCAACACTAAATGTAAAACAACGCATCATGTTGGATTTTCAAAATGAATTATACCATCCATATGATGGTTATCAATCTATCGTAACAACCAATACATTTAAGATTCTTGTTGGATCTTCTTATGTAAATCATTTCATACAAGATGATGGTAATGGTAATTTAAAGTTAATTAAACGAGTAAACAATGTAGAAACCGTGGCAAACAGTAAATATGGAACAATAGACTATACAACGGGTAAATTAGAAATTCCAAGTTTATTGGTAAATAAGTTTGAAGATAGCAGATCCTATATCAGATTTAAAGTAGTACCATCAACAAATAATATATTTACAAAGAGAAATTCTATTCTTTCGTTTGAAACTAACAGTAATGATGCATTAACTATAACTTTAACCGAAGTAAAACCACAAATTGTCGTTGGTGGTTCTGGTTCCGTGATAACAAAGCCTGGTAACTATTAATGAAAACATCGCCTCCAGTAATTAACTATCCCGTAGAAGGAACAGTATTATTCAACACTGTTCTTGATATAAACTATAAATTCCAAGGTACAAATCTAGAAGTATACAGTATAGTTTTTAGTTTAGATGCAGGAGAACCGCAATACGATTCTGCTTTTACAGGAGTATATCGTTTTACTGGACTGTCGGAAGGATCTCATACTTTAACTGGATACCTTGCAAGAAAAGACAATAGTAAGATATCTGGTACAGATTTTTCCATAACATTTGATACATTTGAAACAACACTTGATGTTGAGAATAAGATTACAAATGTATTGAAAAGTACTATTCCTTCTTTCGTAAAAGAAGATTATGGTAATTTCATAACATTTATACAAGCATATTATGAGTGGTTATATTCATCCAACAATCCATTTTATGCTCCACTAATATCGGAAGATTATAAGGATGTAGACAGAACTCCAGATGAGTTCATCAAATATTTTAGAAAACAATATTTGAAGGACTTCCCAGAAAGTTTGACTACAGACAGACAAACAGGAACACCATTAAACATAAAGACTTTACTCAAGAACATTGTTGATTTTTATTCCTCAAAGGGAACCGAAAAATCCATTAAATTCTTGTTGAAGATTCTTTATGATTCATATTCCGAGATATATTATCCAAAGAAAGATCTATTCAAACCATCCGATAGTACATGGGTTGCAAAGAAATCTATTAAGTTTACATGCAGTTCTGAATATGTTTATAAAATAAAAGATAAAGAGTTAGTACAAAAAATTGGTGATACTGTTTTATGGAAATCCAAAATTGATTCCATGCAGGTTTATAGAACTGCAAATAAACAAATAGTTGAAGTGTTTTATACTAATGAAGAAGGCACTTTAGATTTTAATTATGGTTTTGAAGTTCAAACTGATTATGGAATTGTTCCTTTGTCTGCTGTACTTGTAGTATCAGATTTAGAAATAACCGATGGTGGTCTTAATTATAAAATAAATGACTCAATCAAAATCAGTAAATCTAACCAAGATGTTGCATTTGCAACCGTACAAGAAGTAAGTGAACAGGGTACTATTACAAAGATAGCAATAGTAAATTTTGGTGCAACTCAAGATATATCTGGGAGTTATACCGTTACAGTAACTTCCGATTTTGGATCGGATGCAACTTTTGATATAACAGAAGGATATGTTTGTGTTTATACTGGGTATTGGGTGAATAAAAATTCACATCCAGATACTATAAAAGCACTATCAGATAATTACCGTTATCAAAATATGTCTTATGTTATTCGTACAGATAGATCTCTGGATCGTTATATTGCTCCGCTCAAAAAACTAGCGCATCCTGCTGGTATAGCAGTAATTGGTGATATATTAATTCAACAAAAATTAATAGAACCAACTGAAATACAAGATGTATTTGCTGTTGTATATACACCACTAATTGGAAATTATGCAGCATACAGAATACAAACATCAACGGATGTAAGAAAATCTTCTAAAGATTTATTTCCTCATGGATTTGATCCTAATAGACCAATTCCAGCAGAAAATGGATCTGGATCGGATTTTATTCATACACCGATCTCTCCGATTAGTGCATCCGTCAGCAGTACGGTATTCAGTGCAAATTTTATTCCTAATGTCAGTGATGCATCATCTATTAATACTTATTGGGTAGTTTATCCCCATCCAAATACAGAAATAAATACAAGTACAGACAGTCAGCGTTTTATGGACATAAAATTACTGGATTTCTTAAAACAAGTAAACTAACATGACAGACTATTTAAAACAAAACCTAAAAACAGATCTAGCACTATCTTTTGCACAATCATTTGCAGCAGATAGTAATGATAATTATTTTCTATTTTTAGGCAGAATTACCGAATGGCCAGATGACAATAATCCACCAACTATAGTTGATAGTTTGTCTGAAGAATTGCAAGCATGGAGAGATATGATGGCACTTGCAAAAATTAATAAAAGTAATGTGATGGTTGGTGCTGCTCGTTATGATTGGGAATACAATAAAGTATTTGATCAATTTGACGATACAGTAGATTTATATGTTGAAGGTTCTGAGAAACAGTTCTATTGCATAACCGAAGATTATAATGTCTATAAGTGCATAAGTAATAATTACGGTGCTGCTTCTTTGTATAAACCAACCGCAGTGACTTCTGAAGAACAAATTACGGAAGACGGATATGTCTGGAAGTTCATGTTCAAGGTAAGAGAAGAATTGTATGAATTTTTGACCGATGAATTCATTCCTATTGAGAAACTTGAATCCATTCTATACAATGACGAAAGAACGCTACAGAACAATGTAAAAATTGCAGCAGTTCCTAGTTCTATAGAAAATGTTATCTTGGTGCAAGCGGGTGGTGCATATCCATTAGCAATCACCAAAGATCCAACCGATACTGATCAAAGACACAGATTAACGGAAATAATCAGTTCTACTCAATTTATAATTGCACCAGTTAGCGATGTTGAAAAAACATCTGGTATATACAATGATTATTATGAGTTGTATATTGCAGAAGGTACTGGTGCGGGTCAAAAAGCAGTAATTACCGACTTTGATGTAACCGATGGTGTTATAACAGTAACCGTCGATACCAACATGAATGTAAATACTGATAGTGTTTATAGAATATATCCAAGAATTAAAATTACAGGTGATGGCGAAAATGCAAGTGTCATTCCTGTAATGAATGATAGTAAAGTAATAACTGATATTTCTATTGTCAACTCTGGTAAGAATTATCATTATGCTGATATGGAAGTTTATCGCAAGAATGCAACTTATGCTAATAAAACTCTAGTACGCGCAATATTGTCACCAGTTAGCGGTCATGGTTATGATGCGATCCGCGAACTTGGTGCAAACATGGTTCTGATTCATATTCCTCTTCGTAATGCAGAAAAAATAAACGAACAAGATGCTATCAATATTCTTAATAATGATTATCGTCAAGTTGGTATAGTTAAAAATGCATATAACTATGATCTAACACCAATTACGGTCGAAGATAATCTTAAGACATATATTGAAATTGAGAATATAAACTCAAAGAGTTACATTTATTTTGAAACAAATGATAATATGATCATTGGTGAAGGTGATATTATCAAGCAAGGTTCTGAAAACAATAATTATCAGGCCAGAGGAATTGTAGATTCCGTAGAGGAAACCTCTGCAAATAATTACACAATAACAGTAAGCAACACAAATGGTAGATTCCTTCCATCTACTTCCTCTTCTTATCCAATTATTCTGGAAAGAACCACCGAAACTATATTCAGCGGAACCATCACAGGAGTAGTTGTAACAAATCTATACGACAACGATACCTTTACTGTTGGTGACTATGTTCTTGGTACTACCAGTGCCAGTAGTGCAACAATAACAAAATGGGAATGTAACCCATACGGATTATCTGGCAAACTCTATATTGACAATATTAAAGGTTCATTTGTTAATTCATATTACAATAAAACAACCGATGGTGTTGTTCTTGTTCGCGGAGAGCATCTTGTAAGTTATGCCAGTATTAATAGTTCTACTGGACAACTTGAAGGAACATCTCCTTCTACCGTTGGTATTATAAAGAGCGTATCTACAGTAGAATCTGAAAACAAAGTTTTCTATAAAGTCTCAACTACCTTGAATATTATACCAACAACTGGTGTATTGACATCAAGTATGTTTAGTGCAGACGATATCATAGTAAATTCTGACGGAGTACAGGGTAAAGTTATATCATTTAGTCTAACCAACTCTACTCACGGAATACTGGAAGTCAACGGATTGACAGGTAGTTTTGCAGTAGATGATGTTCTTTCCATTTTAACAGAAACAGAATCTACAACTAACTCTAAAATATCAAGTATTGTAGCACCAGAAGTACTGCCATATTACGGAGATATGATATACATACAAAATGTAATACCAGTTACTGCTGCAAATGATGCAGAAGAGCATATAAAAGTACTAATTAAATTCTAACGGAGAGTCTTAGCAATGGGTTATAATCACCCCGAAATTCTAGAATCAAATCCTTATTATGATGATTTTAGCGATACCAAGAAGTTCTTGCGTGTTCTGTTTAAGCCTGGCTATGCAGTACAAGCAAGAGAACTGACTCAACTACAAACTCTTCTCCAAAATCAAATTGCAAAGTTTGGTACTCACATCTTTAAAGATGGAAGTCAAGTTTTTGGCGGTGGTATTACTCTATCTGATGCAAATTTCATCAGAACTACAGTATCTTTGATTTCCTCAACTGGTGACTCCGTAGCAGATTTAAAAGGTAAAATACTAACCCAAGGTAGTTCTGATACTTTGGTTCGTGCAAAGGTACTTGATATAATCACCAGTACATCTGCCGATCCTTATACTATTTTAGTATTACAATATTTCACAGGAAATCAGTTTGTTTCCAGTGCAACTTCTGAAATTAGCATAGAAGATTATAGCGGATCTATTACCGTATCTTATTCCACCACAGTAACAGATGCAACTGGTGTATGCCAATATGTTACTGTAGAGTCTGGTATATTCTATGTTGATGGATTCTTTGTGTCAAATGATGCTCAATCTGTTGTTCTCAAGAGAATGGAAGATGGAGTAAATAAATTCAGAGATGCAATTCTAACGACAGAAGGTATAACAAATAGAATTGGATTTGAAGTAGAACGAACAACAGTCGATGCAGTTGCAGACACAACACTAAATGATCCTGCTCGCGGTTTCTACAACTACAACGCACCAGGCGCAGATCGCTATGTCATCAATCTCAATCTGGTAGCACAAGAGTTTGATCCTGCTTCAGTTGAGCCTGGTGAATTCGTAACTCAAGATTTTGTTGAATTGGCAAGAACAGTAAAGGGTTCTCTTGATTATGTCAAGAAAGTCCCAACCTACGGTGAGTTGGTAGACACATTAGCAAGAAGAACATACGACGAATCTGGAAACTATACAGTAAAACCATTTGAACTTGAAGTAAAGAATCACTTCAGAAACGATGTATATTCATTGTACATTCGTTTTACCGATACCACCTATGCAAACAGCATGTATGCTGGCGACTATATCGTAAATCTTTTAAATGGTGAAGCAGTAAAAATTGGATTGATTACATCCATCTCCACCTACACTCCAACCACAGACGAATCAAATGCCACTGCATTGGCATCAGAGTTACCAACTCATGTAATTACGGTTACCAGAGAAAAGGTATCTGATTCATATGACTATACTTTCTTTGCAAGCAACGATGCTGTTTGCCATAGAAATGCAAATCAAACAACAGATACCGTAATTGGTACTGCAAAGAGAGTAATTGCAAGTCGTGATCCAAATGGTGTGTATTCCCCAGAGGGAGAAGGTGGTACAGATGAAAAGTATGTACTATCCGTCAAGCCTGGAAAAGCATATGTGTTTGGTTACGAATTTGAAACAATCAACAATAGTAATATTGTAGTAGATAAGGCAAGAGAAGATAGCATTGTATCCGTGAATGGTTATAATCTAGGATCTGATATCGGAAACTACTTCATTGTTTCCGCAGATGAAGTAAATGGCAATTATGCGTTCAATAATTGGTATTCTACTTTCAATCTTGAAGATATGCCATACATGAAATTTGGTGGCAGATACATCCGTATTACCCTACCATATCAAGAAGAAAACAAGAGATCCTTTACTTGCAAATATTGGTCTGCTCTCCCAACAGATCAAGCATCGGCATTCAGAAGCGTTGCATTCGTCACAACAGATGCTGCACTTACAACAGAATCTATCGCAGGACATGCGGACAAGAACGATACTACAAACTATCTTGATCTGATTGACTTTAGCGGCGAAGCAGCATCTACTGATGGTCTGCACGATGTTGGTTATGTTCGTCCACAAAATACAGTAAGAACACAATCCAAGTATATTGGTGGTGGTACTTCTCTCTCATCCTACGAAATGGTAAACATGAGTAATGATGTTGAGATTGATATTTCCAGAATGGTATTCACCGATCCTTGGCACGGCGATATAACTGTTGCATATAATTCTAATTCTGAAGAAAACAGTACAGATAGTACATATTCTGCTACAACTTATGCAATCAAGCAAATTAAATGCTTGGATACTGCAAATCCAACAGCAATTCAGGTAACAACAGGTAATGCACTTCGTTGGGTTCCTGCTTCTGCATCTGGTGCAAGTTCTAGTGCAGGAAGCACATTGTTCGTAAAGGTAACTGGTTCTGTTGATTATAACGGAAGTACTGCATCTGGAACTGCTCACTTTAGCATAGATGATGGTGTTGTATTCACAGATCCAGCAACAACAACTAGTCCAATTTCATATGGTTCAAGTGTTGCTTATGTTGTTCGTGAAACAACAGCAAAGAAAATAATTGTAAGAAGTGCAAACGATCTAGGATGCATCTCTACTGCTGCTTGCACAGACGAAGGACAGGGTGGATTCTATTCTGTCGGTGATATTGTAACACAAAACTACACAAAGAATGGCGTAGAAGTTCAAGCAACTGGTGAAATTCTTGCTATCGGTGGAGATTTCAATACACCAAACACAAACATCGAATTATACATTCAAACATCTGGTGTAAATCAAATATACGGTGTAAACGATACAGAACTTGGTACAGATGGTATCACTGATCTTGGATGCTTGATTGGTCCATGTGCAGTATACAAACCAAGATCTAGTCTCATGCTCAACAACCCAACATGCGGTGAACTTGTAAGAATTGGTTTTAGAGACTCCGAGAATGTTGGCGGTTATACTGCAAACGAAACCGCATTCCAATACAACTATCTTGCATTGGAAGAAACCGCAGGAGTTCCAAAATACCTAGACATCAATCTGGTAAAGGGAAGAATCGTATCATGGGACGAAAAGAGCAAGGAACTTATTGTTCTTGAAACTCAAGGTAGATTTGAAGTTGCAAATGGAACAGTATATCAACTTGCTTCTGGTACATCTGGACAAGTAAAATACGGTGGTAGAGGATGGGATAAGTTTAAAACAAAATATGCAAAGACTACCGCTGGATCTGCAACAATATATGATATTGAAAAGGTAAGTGGTGTATTCATCGACATCCAAGATTCTGCTACAAAGAATTTTGTAGAAACTTCATATTCTGTATTTGATAATACATCATATGGTAAGGGTGAATTGCTAACACAAGTTGCAGTACCATCTCTGAACAATTATGTTGAGGGTAAAGACTTCAGCGTAAATGAAGAAATTTTACAACATGTTTCTTCTAGTCAAACTGCCAGAGGTATTATTCTTTCTTGGACACACAAAGATTCAACAAATCCAGCAGATACGAGTGATACAGTAATGATCATTCAACCAACCAATGAAGTATCCTTTGTTGTTGGTAATCCAGATGCAGTAAACAAACCAATAATGAGTGCGGTTTCTTCTTCTGTATCTTATGATGTATCTGCTATCACCGCAACAAAAACAAAAGAAATCATAGGATGCGGTAGAATTCGTGTTCTAAGAAGACAAGAGCAGGATGCATATCAGGCATTCTTCTTTGACATCAAGATGGATTATTTGCCAGATTTGTCAAGAAGATACAACTTGAACGAAGTATCAGAATTTTACTATGAAGATTCTTTTAAGAATGAATTGATTAGTGATTTTGAAGATCAAGATATTCAACTTTCTGCTGGTGTTTCCCAGACAGATTATATGTTTAGTGTGCATCCAACACTAGGAATTGATACATCCGCAAGCACAGATACCTTTGTATACAGTAAGGTATATGATACTGACATAAATTCTCTTATCTTTAGATTACCAGGCAGCGATGCTGTAAAGAATGTCGGTGAAATGGATTATAGAATCCAAAGACAATTCAAGTTGTCTTCAACTTCCGACTTTACCACAACTTCACTAGTATTCTCTACTCAAGATCCATATGTACGCTTTATTGGTGGAGAATCGTCTACTGTCGGTAAAGTAGATTCAAATGATCTAATAGAACATTATGCTTTAGTTTTGACTTTTGCATCTGGTGCAGAATATATTGAAGATTTGACTTCTGGTGATTATACAATTACAACTAATAATTATTCATCACCAACATCAAATTCTACATTTAGCATCACTAGAAAAGATAGTGCAATCTGGAGAAACACAGGTATTCTCACTGCACAACTTATTGCAAATTTAAATGTAAATCCAAGTCCAAATCCAGTAAGAACCAAGACAATCAAGAGAAACACAGAAACAGTAACTCTAAAGAAAACAAAAGATGGATTCTGGAAAGCATTATTGTCATTCTCTGATATCGTAGGATTGGATAAAGTTACGGCAATTTCTTCCAACACAAATGTAAAAGAACAATTTGAATTGTTCAACGGACAAACCGATAATCTATACGATCTAGGACAAATCACACTCAAGAGTGAATATCTTGAAGATAATATTCCTGCGTTTACAAATTATCAAGTCGTTGTATCTTATCGTTATTTCTATCATTCTGGTGTAGGTCCAATTACTAAGAATTCATATGCAAATATTGATTACAAGAATATTCCATATTATACAAGTCCATCTACGGGACAGACCTATAAGTTGGATTCCGTAATTGATCTTCGTCCATTGAAGGCATCTTCTGGTGGATTGGAACACAAGTGGATTCCTGCTCCCGCATCTTCCTTCAATGTAGATTATGAATACTACCTTGGAAGAGCATATAAACTCGCAATCACAAGAGATCTGAAGTTCAAGTTGATTGGTGGAATTCCAGCATTTAATCCAGAACTACCACCAGATGATGAAAATGCAATGACAATATATGATATTGTTGCAGAACCATACATCTATGATAGAAATGGTATCAATGCCACAATGATAAACAATCGTCGCTACACCATGAAAGACATCATGGGATTGGACGAAAGAATTCAATCTCTTGAGAAATTCACAGCACTGAATTCATTAGAAAGACAAGCAGAAGCAAGTCAAATTATTGATCCTACCACACAACTACCAAGAGTCGTAAGTTCTATTTTGGTTGACAATTTCGGTAGTCATGCAAAGGGAGATACCGTACATACTCAATACAATGTAAGTGTTGATCCTGAAGCAAATCTAATCCGTCCACCATTCAAGATGCATTCTGTCGAATTAACTTCTGATTATGGAACTGCACTATCTGATGTTGTAAAGACTGAAGATAATGTTGTCATGTTGAATTATTCTTCAACACCAATGGTATCACAACTTTCCTCCAGTGGTGTGCAAAAGATCAATTCGTTCAATGATATTTCTTGGATCGGTACTCTAAAGATGACTCCATCCACAGATTCGTGGTTTGATACAACAGTACAACCAGATGTTCGTGCAAATGAAAATAATTCTAACGATGCAATTATAAGCGTAGAACCATCTGCTGCCAATAATAACAATAATGGTACTGGAATGGAATTTGGATTCTGGAACAGAAAATGGCACTCAAATAGAAAGAAAAAGAAGAATCCAACCAGAACTGCTGAGATTTTCCGCAAGCATGCCTTTAAAAGAAAAACAATTAAAGGTATTACTCAAAACGAAAAACCAGTATCTGCTGATACCTCCTCTGCAAATAAAGTAAACATTGGAGAAAACAAAATTGCAGATAGATCCGTTGTTCCTTACATCAGAGAAAAGACAATTACCGCAGTTGCAGAAGGACTCAGACCATATTCTGTGGTATATGTATTTTTTGATGATGTAGATAGTCACTTCATCCCATTACTTCAGAAAGGTGAACGAGCCGATATTAGTGTTTTCTTCATAAAATGCTCTTTTTTTCTTAAAGAGAGTAAGGCCCGTAAACCAATA